TCAGGCGCCGAAACCGTTCTTGTAATGCGCCTCAGCCAGGGCGCGGCGAAGATTGACAACTTCCTCGCGCAGGCCATGAACTTCCAGCATCAGGTCATCCACCCGCCGCTCATAGCCATCGATCAAGGTTTGCAGACGGGCGTCCAGTGCGGTCTGCATCGCCGGCCCGCGATTGAGCAGAGCAAGAATGAACCCGCCAACCGCTGTAAGGGCGCTGGCGCCTAATGTCACCAGCCAACTGGGAATCTCGCCAATCATCACATTCGTCCTACTTTGCTGCTGGGTATCAGGCTGGGCGCGCGACCCCGGCCATGATTATTTCGACGCCGGCGCGGCAGACGGAACGATGATTGAAACGACCCCGCCGAGCACGCCGCAAAGCGCGGTCGAGACGCCGACGATCTTGGTCGTGGTTCCCGTGCGGACCACCTGCCCCCCTGAATTGACCGCTTGTTCCGCCGTCAGCGCGATATTTGCGACGGTGCTGATGTCGCAGGCGAAAATCTGGGCGACAGCGGCGGCGGTCTTGGCGTTCTGCTGGATCTGATCCGACGAGGGGAGTTTGTACGACATGGCGGAAGCCGTCGCGGCGAACAGGGCGCAAACCAACGCGCCCGAAAGAAGAGAACGGACCATGAGGCATCCTTGATGTTGTGAATTTCAGGGGTCAGGTGTGAAACCGAACACGCGCTCCGGCCCGTCATTCTCGCCGAAGATCGGCTCGACGGGGCCGTGATGAACGGCGATCAGCGCGGGCGCATGGATATGGAGCGCCGCGAGCCGCAAGCCGAAATCCGGGGCGAGCGGGATGGCTTTGACCGCTTCGTCCAGCAGACCCAGCACAGTCGCGGCGAGACCGAGTTCGGCGGCCACCGCAGCGCCGCCAGGGATCAGCGCCGCAATCGCCGCGCCGTCCGCTGCGCCCTCCTCCAGCGCCTCAAGCGCGCCAGAGACGGTCGGGCGCCTGATCGCGGCGCCTATGTCCGCGACCAGTTTTTCGATCTGCAGCGCCTCGACCTTCTGCAGCAGGGCATCGATGGCCTGGAGGCGCACGGCGATATTAGTCACAGGAACGGATTTCGACCGTTGCGCTGCTCGCGGCCGGCCCAGCCTATGAACGCCACGAGCAGGAGGATGACGACGGCGGTGACGCCGCCGATCCACGCGAGGATGGCGGCGGTCATTTCGCGGCGACGGCCGCGCCGGTGGCCTCGGCGGTCGCGTCAGCCGGGACGACGCCCAGGGCCGAGAGCTTGGCAAGGATCAGCGGGCGCAGGTTGGCGCCGAGCCACTTCGAGATCGCGGGCGCGGAAGACACGGCATATTGTTCGGCGGCGGCCAGGACCAGATTGGTGGTCGAGAGCGACAGCGTCTTGCCGGCGACCGCACCCTCGACGGCGCCGAAGCCATAGTTGACCGCCTTGCTGATCAGGTCGTCGGTCAGCAGCACCTTGACATAGGCCGGCGCCCATTTGGCGACGACGAAGGACAGCAGCGCGATCGCGAGCGAGGCGACCGACGCGAGCAGCGACGACAGCCAGTCGCCCCAGGGAATGACGATGGTCGAGGCCGTCTCGGCATAGGCCGGCGCCAGACCGATCACGGCGAACACCGCGAAAAGGGCGAGCGCGAGCGCCGCCTTGAATTCAAGGACGTGTTTCATTTCATGCCTTTCAGGGGTTAGGCCCGACAGAGAAAAAGGAGCGCGGGTCGGCCGGGCGATCCTCCCGCGCGTTGTTCCAGGTTTAGGAAGCGGCCGGAACTTCGGCGGCCGGCACCGCGACGGGCGCCACGGCGGCGGTGAGCGCCGCGGCGCTGGCGTTGAGCTTGGCGACGGCGTCCTCGATGGCGGCGGTGTCTTCCGGCACGACGGACGGCTGCGCGGCGACGGCGGCAATTTTCGCAGCCTGCTCCTGGATATCCGCCACGGCGGCGGTGACGGCCGAGCCGATGTTGGAGACAGCGGCGTTGAGGTCTTCGATGGCGCTCATGATGGTGCTTACCTTTCGTTCAAGGATTTTCAGTCTCAGGGACGTGTTCATGCGGTCCCTATCTTCCGCGCCGGGATGGCGAGGATCACGTGACCGGATTTTTCCGGAAATAGGTGACCCAGGCCTCGGCCTTCTGGCCGCGCCGGGCGTATTGGATTGGCGAGCCGGGACGCTCCCAGAATCGGCAGGCGGCATAGCCGGCGTCGTAAGCCGTCCGGGCGTTCTGGATCGCGATCCACGCCCGCTTTTCGGTATGCGTCAGCTCCCACAGCGCCGCCTTGAGCTGGTCTTGCAGCGGCGGCAGGGCGCGGAGATCGACGCCGCAGCCCGCCTTGATCGCGTCGGCGCGGTCGCCATGCCATTGCTGCAAACCGAACGCCTGGCCATGGTCGCCGACCGCCTTCGGATCGAGCGAGCTTTCCGCGTCGGCTTGCGCGAGCATCCCGCAAGCCTGTTCGAAGGTGAGGCCGGCGCCGCGCCAGAACTTGAGGATCACGGCGGCGCTGGCGGCATAGGTTTTCTGATCCATGGTCATGACCTCATCGCCTGTTGGACGCGTGCGATGAAATCCGCCTTGTCCACATGCGCGCCAGGGCAGGCGTGACGATCCCGCAGACATTCCTTGTGGAAGCGCAGCGTGGTCGGGGCGATGCGAAGCGCGCGATAGATCGCCGCCACGGCCGCCACGGCGTTGTCGCGCACCTTGGCGCCGTCGCCGCTGTCGAAGGCCTCGGTCGCATAGTCGCCGACCATTTCGACGCCGATCGAGGTCCGGTTGAAGCAGGAGGCGTGAACGCCATCGCGCTCCAGATCGCAGGCGAGCCAGATGAAATCCGGCGCGACGAACAGATGCGGCCCGGAATGCCACCCCTTGCCGCGATAATAGGCGTTGAGGTTGCGAACGCGCTGGGCGCCGTTCTTCAAGCCGGCGCCGAAATGCGCCCATTGCGCGAGGTTCGGCTCGGCGGTGTTGTGCAGGGTGACGAACGAAGGCCGCCAGCCCTCGCGCCAGTCCAGCCCGGCGCAATAGGCCGCGAATTCCGCCGCGGCGAACCCGCGCGGATCGGTGAGAAAGGTCATGTCGTTTCTTTCAGGAAGGCGCGCGCCGCTTGAAATGAAGCGGCTTTCCAATGCGCAAGATTAGTGAAGGCTCGTCATTGCATTTTCAGCCGAATGACCGCCGCCTCCCAATCCCAGGTATTGGCGTCAGGCGGCGTGATCGTCACGTTCAGGCATCCGTTCGTCGTGTCAGCCGAGAGCTGCAATCGCGCCGACGAACCCGCGCCGGTCGAAACAGCCGGGGCGGTCGAAGCGGAGAACGACCCGCTATAGTAAGTGCTCGCAACGCCGGAGCCTCTCGTCAGAATGTTCGGACCGGCTGATTGCCAATTGGCCGATGTGGCGGCGCTTGGATTGAAGCCCGACACCATGATCATGAACTGGGCGTGAGAGCTGTCCGCCAGGTTCAGACAATTCGTCGACCCCGCCGCATTCCCGTCGGACGTGAGACGCAACGCGCTTGTGCCGGTGGAGCGCCCTCGCAGGACATGCTGACATAATTGCTGGCCGCCGATCGCGCCGGTCGTGGAGCCGTTGGCGAAACACTGTGCGCCATAGAGCCCGTCATCACTGGCCATATAGCCGCGAACGGTCGAAAAAGAGCCGACGGCCTTGTTGTTGGCGCCGAAGGCCGTCGCCCCATAGCCATAGACCTGATTGGCGTAACCGCCCGCGGCGCTTTCTTCGGCTCCGACGGTGTTGCCCTTGCCCCAAAGAACAGAAGAAAACGCATTGTTCGAGTTGTTGTCCGGGCTTTGCTGGCCAATGATCGTGAGATTGTTGATCGCCGAGGTCGGCGCGATCACGGCCTGCGACGTGCTGGTCAACTGGACGCCCACTGTGATCTGCGAAGGCGTTCCGGTTGTCGTGAGAAAATAACCGCCGCCGTAAGACCAGTTCGAGGATGCAAAAGTCAGCTGACTTGACTGCGTGCCGTTATAGGGGTTGACTTGGATGGGAGTAGAGCCGCCTGTAAAATTATTGCCATCGAAATGAACGGACAGGGCGCCATTGAACACGGCGGCCGTCGTTCCCCCGCCTATGGTGAAGGCGTTCCCCTCCGCCTGAAGGTTCACACAACTTGTGCAGACAAATGGCGCGACGTCCGAGTGCCAGTTCTGTTGATAATGAACGTCGGACAAACCGAAATAATAGTCGCCGGACGCATTCGTGTCGATATCATTCGATCTTATCTTGGCGGACTGTATGTAGCCAGCAGGACCTGCATCCCAGTAGTTTCCGTATTTGTTGTTGTAGATCGTGTTCGCCGTCTCGAAAATGCCATTCGTATAGCCAAGAACCTCAACCCCGGCAAAGCCGGCGCCGCGAATGTAATTATGATCCTCGATGTAAATATCTCCGGGCGTGGCGCTGCTGGATGGGCCATAAATCAATACATTGTCGTGATTGGCTCCGAATATCTGGCTTCGCTCCACGTAAATCTGATTTGGATTCGTGTTTTTCCCCTCGATCCTGATATGATCCCACGAGCCCGAACCCGCGAAAGTATTGTGCTCGACCGTAACGAAATAATCATCCTGAATGCGCAGATCGGCCGGACCCTGCCAGCGCAATTTGAAGGTCGCGCCCGTTCCGCCGCCGGACGTCGACGCCTGCGCGACGGCGGGCGTAATCGTCATGGTCGCCGTCGGCAGCGCGGGCTGCGTATAGGCGCCCGCCGTCTGAACGGAAACCCCCGTCACCGCGCCACTGGAAACGCTCGTCACGGTCAGAACCGCCACTGTGGTCGAGACGCCGCCAGCCAGCGTGATGGCGTCGCCCACCGCATAGCCGGAACCGCCCGCAACAACGGAGGCCGCGGCGACCGAGCCGACGCCGTTCTGGATACGGCTGAAGTTGATGTCCTTGATGATGTTCTGCCCCCCTGCGCCGGTCAGCGCGAGTCCGTCGAGCAGCCCGGTCGCATCGTCCTGGCACATCAAGGTTGAACCGCGATCCGCTCCGATCAGGGAGAGGTGGGAACGCGTCGTCGAGAGGCTGGTGAAGCGATAATTCGCGTTGCCGGCCAAGGAGATTTGCGCCGCGCCGGAAGCGATCGCATTGGCCAATCCCGCAGTGCTGTCCGCGCCGGAACCGGCCGTGCAAGCCGAATCGCCCACTGCGCCCCACCATTCCGGGAACACATAAGATTGTTTTTTGTCGTTCGAAAAGTCGGGCATGCAGCCGGACGCAAAGATTTGATTGCGCGAGGCCGAGACCGTATTCGTGAAACTGACGTTGCCGCCGTTGCACGACAAGAGCGCGCCGGCTTCGAACACGACTGGAACAGTGATTTGCAGAGAACCGCCCGTATAGGAATAGGCGCCCGCGGGCAGGCGAAGTGTTTTTCCAACAGCGATCGCCCGCGATACGGCCGCCTGGAATGTTGAGAAGTCCAACGCATTGATCTGGTCGACGGCGCGGGCGGCCGCCGTGCGTGGCACGTTCGACCCGGAGCCGGTGATCGTCAACGCGGAGCCGTCGCTGAGCGGCGCGGACTGACCGGTTGGAACGGCGAAGGCCGCAGGACAAGACGCCAGCAAGGCGACAGAAGCTATGGAGGAGCGGAGCCTGGAACGCAGCATGACGACCCTCATTTCAAGTTAAAGTAGCTTGCCGTGGCGGTGGTCCCCGCCGCGACGACCTGAATCACCGCGAAGGGAAATGTCTGCCAACCCGGCGTGACGGGCAAGGTGAGGCCAGAGCCATCGGACAAGAGCATCTGCACATTGCCAGAGGCGGCGCAGAGAACGCCGAGCGAGCGCTGCGCCGCATAAACCGTTCCAACCGTCATTGCGACAGCGCCGGAAAATGGAGCGTTCTGAACGTCGGACACCGACTGCAAGGCGGGAAAGTTCGCGACATTGACCGAACCGATCGTGTTGGAGCCCGCAGGCAGACTCGGGAGGCTCGACACGCCCACGGTTTGTCCCGACCAGGACACCGCCTGGGTGGCCGGAAAATTGGCGACATGCGCGAGAGAGCCGCCATCGGCATGAAGCGCGGGCTGGTTGGCCGCCGTCGCCGCCCCAATCGGCAGCGGCAAGGAGGTCGCGCTGATCGCCTGCGTCGCCGGAAGATTGCTGACCGCAACCGACCACGCGCCGGATTGCGTAGACGCCACGCTTTGCCCGGACCAGGACACCGCCAGCGTGCCCGAAAGCTTCGACCAGATAGCCGAAAGCCAACCGGTCACGCCCGAACCGCCCGTGGGCAGGCTCGCGCCCGTGATCGGGGCGCCCCCGTCATTCGCCGTCACCGAACCCGATACGGTTTGGGTCGAGGGAAAATTGGCGACATGCGCGAGAGAGCCGCCATCGGCGTGGAGCGCGGGCTGCCGCGCTGCGGTCGCCATGGTCTGTCCGTCATCGTAGAAAGCGATGACGCGATCGCTTGCGCCATGAGCGGAAACATCCGCCTGAAGTTTGATGGCCGAACCTGTGATGGACGCGATGCCCAGGCCTGCGGAGGTCGGATCATAAAGGACGGCGCGGGCCGAAGAATTGACGATGGCCAGCAAGCGCGTCGGGACAAAACCAGGGACGTTCGAAAAATCGACCGTCCCCGCCGAGGGATTGAAGGCCGCGGGGATGAGAACCTGCTTCATGGCGGTCAACCGTAAATGAGAGCTGATATGAGACCGTTGGATCCTGCGGCCGCCGATGACGCCTTGGCGGCGGCCGTCTGCGCGGCCGACGCCGCGCCCTGCGCGATCGCCAGGACCGAGGAGAGCGATAATGGCAAGGGCGTCAGCGCGCCGACGCCCTCGCCCGCGACGCCGACAGTGTCCGACAGGGCCAGATTTCCACTGGCTCCCGAGAGCGACGAGGTTCGCGTGACGCTCTGCGAAAACGTGATCTGGCCGGCGAACAAGGGAACGACCGCCCCGTTGGGCAATTCCATTCTGCAATCGTAGACGAGATGCGCGGGCATCTGAGCCATGTCCGTTTCCGGCGCGGAGAAAACGCACAGACCCGTCGCAGCGTCGAAGGAAACCAGGCCGCCACGGGTGTTGCTGGAAGACCACTCGTAGACCGGCGGATCCGCCGAGGCGGCGGTCGCTCTCGCCTGCATGCGAAGGGTCGACGCGGAAATGTTATAAAGGCTCTGGAATTTCGAAAGATCCCGAGTCCATCGGAACGAGACATTGGTCGAGGCGCGGAGATTATAGACTATCGTCATTGTGACACCTGCATGGCCCGGCACGATTGCAAACGGATGGTCGCGGACACCGGATCGCCCGCGGCATAGGTGACGTAGAAAGCAAGCTGTGATGTGAACGGCCCAGAGGCTTCGACGCTGGCCGCCGGCGTCAGTTCATCGAGGATCAGGACATTGCCGAGGCTGGTGGCGCTCACGCCGGGCGCGCCGCTGGCGATGCTGGCGTCGCTGAATTCAACCGAACTGCCGCCGGTTCGCGCGGCCCAAAGCGTGGCCGAACCGGACGCCAGGCCGGGAGGCGAGAACGCGCCGGTCGTTTGATCGTAATATCTGATCGCGACGCTTTCGACGCCATAGAGATGTCCGTTCGGTCCCGCCGAGACCTTCACACGGCAAATCGCGCGATGGGACTGACCAGCCGTAAAGGCCGAAGCGATCGGCGGCTGAACGAACTGCGACAGCGTGACCTGCGAACCCGTTCCGGCATAGCCCTGCAATTGCAGAACGAAGTCGTCGTCGCCGTCTCCGAAGGGGTTCTGTTCGACCCCGTAGGACAAGCCCATGACACCCTGCGACAAGGCCGAACTCGTCCCGGAATCGACGGATAAAGACCAGCCATAGGGAACGCCCTTGATCACCGTCGCGCCAATGCCAGGACCGGAGGGCGCGGCCGTATTGGCGATCGAAGACGTCGTATTGGTCTGCAGCGCGTAAATATCGCCGCCCTTGATGCTGTCGCCGAGGAGAGAGGCTGGAGCGGCGTTGTCATTCTGAACGAAGGCCCAGTTGGACGTCGAGCCGGTCATGATCACGGTCGAGGGAGAGGACAACTGGATCAGGCCGTTGACGACATCGACACAGGCGACTGTCACGCCATTCAACGCAGCTTGCGTGGAATTGGCGAAATAGAGCCTTGAGCCGGTTTTGAAGATCGATTGCGCCTTCGCGAGCGGAAGCGATGTCAGGGCCGCGCCGCCGACAAAGACGGACGACAGATAATAGTTCTTGGTCGTCGCGCCGCATGTCGACGTCTGCGCCGCCGTCGACGTGGTGCTGGTCGCGTAGAAGAAGTAATTCTGCGCCGTCGCCGGCGTGAAAGGCGTACTCGTCGGCAGAGCGGAAGTCTGGCTCGCGGCTTGCAGCATCGCATTGGCGATAAGGGCGCCGCCGTAAGGCGAAGGGTGGAGTCCGTCCACGGACGTATAAGGCAGGTTGAAATAATTGCCGCCACCGGACGCCGCAGCCGTGTCAAGCTGGGCGTCCCAGCTTGCGGCGACGTGAACCCATGGGTAGAGCCCCGGACATTTCGCGCCGGAAACGCCAGGATAATTCGCGCCCGAAATCGGATCGGTCCACGACCCGCAAGAGGTCGAATTCAACCAGTCGTGGATGGTCGTGAGATAAGTGGAGCCTGCGGGATTGTTGTTCGACTTCCAGCGATAATAGATTGCGACTTTCTTGCCGGCGTCGGCGCTGTTGAACGTATAGACGCCGTTGCTGACCGCATATTGCCCCTGCGCGGGCGCGGAGGACGTCGCGCTCAGGGCGGCGCCGTCGTTCGCGCCGGCGCTGAAGGTGACGCCGCTCGCCGTCGTCCCGCACGAATAGGAATTGGCCGGCGCGCCCATTGTGGTCGATCCGCATGGCGCGAAGAACACCTGCTGCGTGTCCCAGTAGGCGGCGGCGTTGACGACTGTCACTGCGTAGGGCGCGACGCTCGGAATGGTCCAGACTTCCGGCGCGCCGAGTGTATTGGCGTTGGCGCGCGAATATCCCTCCGCCAGGCCGCGCGGGGCTTCGTCTCCGACCACGACGATCTTGTTGGCCGCCGTCGGACCGAAGGCGTTGAAGATGGCCTGAAAATCGGCGATGCCGGCGATCGCGCCGCGATTGCCGTCGTTCGTGCCGGCGAGCAGGAAGACCACTTGCGCGGGATCGTTGACGATGGAATAGGCCCCGCCGTAATAGGCGCCGCCATTGACCTTGTTCGTGTCGAGGTCGGTGATCGAGGCCCCGGCGGAGCTGGTTGCGTTGAATGGAGCGTAAGTCGCGAAGGCGGAAGCGGTGGAGGGATGGGCGAAGGCTGCCACGACGCCCGAGGCCGCTGACGCGATGATGCAATTGGCGGGGATGGTGACGCTCGGCGCGGCGCTGTCGAAGGACTCGATCTGACACCCGAAATTGGTGGTGTTGGCAATGGAGATATAGTCGCCGGCGGCGGGAACCCCGCTCAGACCTGTCAGAGCGATTGTCAGCGAAGATCCGGGATTGGGCGCGACCGCCACGCTGGTCGTGGCGCTGGCGCCGTTGAAACAAACGTAGCCGATGGTCGAAGCGTCGTTGCAGTTTTGCGTCGTCGAAAAAAGCCGGCCCGCTATGCCGGCGGTGGTTTGCGCGCCGACGCCGTAATTCCATCCAGTTTGCGCCAGGAACCTGTTGCCTGACAAAGGGAAAAGCCATCCGGCATAGCCGTTGGAAAAGTCCGTGGAAACCGTGAAGGTGCTGCCGGACCAGGGAGGGAACGCTGCTGAATTGGCGGTGCGCGAGTCGCCAAGGGCGACCGCATAATTATTCACCAAGGCGGGCTGGAAATAAGACGTTCCCGGGCCGATGAGATGCCCGCCGCCGCCAAGCATCGGGGCGCCGCTTGCGTTGTAAAGCCGCTGGGCGGCGAACTGCGGCCATGCGCCCCATTGCCCTGCTTCGGCCAGCGGCGCCGACGCCAACAGCAAGGCCGCGAAATGCAATCGCATGAAACGCATCAGTAAACCTCGAGGAAAGAGACCGTCTCCGAACCTGAAGCCGCGATGGCGTAAATGGCGGCGCCGCCAGTGACGGTGATCCCCTGCCCCTGGACGCCGGCCAGGAGAAGGCCTGTCGCGGCCGTGACGCCGGAACCGCCGATGTAGACGGAGGTTGTCGCGTGGTTGACGATGGTGACCTCCTTGCGTCCGGCCCGCGCCGCGACCACTTGCGTGGCGGAGGCGGTCACGCTGACCTGGCCCGTCGCAATGCTGGCGTAGCTTTCCGTGGTTGGAACGGGATTGTTCAGACTAACCGACGCGCCGCCAATATCGAGATTGACCGCCCCGATCAGGTTGGCGCCCGCCGGGAGGGCGGCGCCCAACGTGAAGGCCGGAGTCGTCGCGAATGCAGGCAAGGTTCCGCTGAGCGACACGCTCTGTCCCGACCAGCTGACCGCTTGCGTCGCCGGAAAATTCGAGACCGACACCGATCCGCCGCCCCCGCCGCCTCCGCCGAAACTGGCGACCTTGTTGCCCGCGCCGTCTTCAATCACGACGCCCCGGGTGAGAGACCCATCGGGGTTTTTCCAGTCCATGAAAATCTCCGCAATGCGTTTGGCGCGAAAGCGCCCGAGCCGTCGGCGAGCGACGCGGCATGTCTTGAAAAAAAGCGCCGCCGAGCATTGCGACCGCGCGGTTCAGGGGAGCGAGCCGGCGCGCATTTGCGACAACGCCGGCGCCGGGATGTTCAAAGCGGGATCACGTCCGGCGCAAACGCCGGGCGCTATGGCCGCATCCCGAAATCAGTTATAGGCGCAAGCGCCCACCACTTGATTGGCGGCGACGGCCGTCGCGTCGGAATCCGCCGGACCGCCAGTGATGGCGTAGGAGATTCCCGTATTGAAAACGGCTCCGATATCCGCAAAGGAGATTTCGCGGCCACCAGAGGGCGGCAAGCCGATCACCGCGACGGGGACATCCGTTCCCACATTGGGTGCGGACGCCTTGTTGTAGAATTTGACGTAGGCGGCGGCCGCTCCGTTGTTGTAAAATGGACAATGATACAGTTGGCCCGCCGAAGCCTTGATCGCGGTCGCGTTCGTCGAAGCTGTCGATTGAATGCGCGCCAGCGTGGCGCCCCCCGACGTGCCTGGCCGCGTGACAACCGACTGGCTGCTGGTGGTTGGCAGCAGCACGGCCAGACCGCCATCGCGCGGCGTGTTTTTCAAAACCCAGGCCACCGAGAACGCGCCCGACGTATAGGACGAGAGCCGCATCCTGAATTGCCCCGTCGCGGAGATGGAGTATATGGCGCCGACCGCGAGAGCCGACGACGATGAGAGCGGGGCCGCGGTTATGGAGGAGACCGGCACCGCCCAGGCGGCGGACCATGTCACGCCGTCAATCGACTGCTCGAACGCGACCGTCCCGGCGCCGACTCCTGTGATCTGGACATAGAGTGAATTATAGCCGGCCGTCGAGACCGGCATGTTGGAGAACAGGCCCACCGCAGAGGCGGTCCCGGCTCCCGTAGCGCCGTCGAGCGGCGTCACGACGCCGATATTGTTGGCCCCTGATGAGAGCGAAGGCAGCGACGTCACGTTCACGGAGCCGCCGGCTTGCAGCGGCGTGATGCGATTGCCGCTGGCGTCTTCGATGGCGTGTCCCTCCACCACGGAACCGTCGGGATCGCTAAATTGCGACGCGCCGGCGGCTCCGCAAACGATCATCATCGCCGCGCCGAAAAGTAAGCGTTTCAACATAAGACCTTCCTTGAAATTTGCACGTCGGCGCGCCCCGGGCGTCATGAAAGCTCGGCGCTGAACGTGATGCTGGAGCCGGTGACGGATCCCGCTCCTGTCACGGAAATCGCGGCGGAAACGCGGTAGCCGCTCTGTGAGACAGTATCGACGGCATAGGCCGTCATATTGCTGGCCGAGGAGCCCGCGATCGTCGCCGTTGGCGCCGCTCTCATCGTGACCGGGAAATTGAAATAAGCGGCCGGAGACGATCCGGCGGAGCCATATCCCCACAATTCGCCCTTCAGGATCTGGTAGTAGCGCTGGCACAGGGCCAGTTCGACGCTGTAAGGGCGGCGCTCGAAGCGCGTGGCGACCGAACCCGGTTCGAATTGGGGTCGCAAGATCGTTCCAGTCGAAAACTCGATATTGGTCTGCGTCGCCGCGCTCAGTCCGGAGACGGCTAAGGGCGCGGCCGCATAGCCGCCCGTTCCCGAATAACCGCTCCCTTGCCAGACGCGCGCCGGGGCGGTTCCCGCTTGCGAGAGCATATAGGCGCCGCCTTCGATCATCGCGCCTTCCACCGGCAGGATCACCGAACCGGCGGTGACCGTCAGCGTCGCCTCGATCCCGCTGGTCGCAAAAGTATAGGTCGCGCCCGACGCGCCCGCGCGCACGCCATCATGGCCATAGGCGCCCGCCGCCAGGGTTACGGTTCCAGACACATTGCGCTGATTGATGGCGAAAGCGGCGTTGCGGAGTCGGTTGCGAAAGGCGGCGGCGTCGCCAGCCGCGACGCCTTGAGGAAAGCTCGCCTGCCCCGACGCCGCGTTGATCACCAAAGCTTCGGTCCAGGTCGATCCGTTCGAGGACACCTTGAAATGAAGATTGTCGTCCCCTGCCAGGCCAACTTGCGCGCGCCCCGAAAACCCGTTTTGGAACAGAAACGACGCGGTGTTGGCGGCGGCGGACTTATTGACCACGACATTGAAGCTGGCGCCGTTAAACAGCGCCGACGACCCATAGGCGGAGACAACATTGTTGGGATCGGCCGCCACGCCAACCCCGACATTCGCCAGGTTGGACGCGGCCTGATCGACGATGGTCCATCGTCCATTCGGGCTGGCGGCGCCATTGCCCTGCAGGACGATATAGCCATAAGCGGAGGAAATGGCGGCGGCGCCGCCGCCGTTGATCAGATCATAACCGTTGGCGTTGAGCGTAATCGTTTTCGACGCCGTCGCTGCGCCGCTCTCATCCAGAACGCACAGCGACGCGCCCGTGGGAAAGGCGGAGACCGCCGGGAGAGACACCGTGCGCGCCGCGGTGATCGCCGTATAGGCGATGGTTCGGTCTGTCGCAAGCGCCGTGTAATTCGCGTCCGACACCGGCGTACGCGTCATGGTGGCGACCTCGGACATTTTCGCCGCCGCCCAGCCGCCGGGCGTGAACCCGTCGTGAACGGTGACGCGATTGTTCGTGAGATCGACGATCAATTCGCCTTGGGCGCCGGTAAAGCTCGCGACATTCGCCGCCGTGTCGCGGCGGTGTTTCAGTTGAACGGACATGCGTCATCCTTGAATGCGGTGAGAACAATCCGGCCTTCAAACCGGAAGCAGGCCGAGATCGATGGCCGCTGTGACGGGACCCGAGACGTCGCCGAAATCATCAGCCTCGGAGACCAACAGGCTGGCGAAGCCGAAATCCATGGGAACGCCAACAGAGAGCGTCGCCGTGACCGGGCCGATAACGCCAAGCCCTTGGATTTTATGACTGTAGGCGACGCACGTCGAAAGGTCCTGCAGACCGCCGCCGAAGATATTGAAGCTTTGGAACTTCAGATACAGCGTTCGGCCGATCTGGGACGGAGAGACGTCGTATTGAAGGATCGCGGAATCGAGTTGGCAGAAGGCGCTCCCGGCCGCATGCGGCGACGAAGAGCCGCCGAAGCCGCGCTGCAATCCCGTCAGCCTGTAGTGATCAGCGGCGGAAAGGGTCGCGTTGGCGTAGGCGAGATATTCGCCATCGACGTAGCACAGGGTGACGCCCGCCGCCGCAGCCGTCGCCGACACGGATGCGAGCGCGCCGCCGCTTTGCGTCATGTCCACGTCGAGAGGATTCACCATGTCCGGATTGCCTCCAGAATAGGCCGGCAAGGATGACAGCAGCACGCCCTGTTTGGCGGGCGCCGACACACGCGCGATCTGGGAATAGGACGCGCCATCGAGCGAGGCCCAGACAATGCAGCCGCCCCAGTTCGGGTCGCCGTTCTGGCCGCTGGCGCCGACCCAGATCTGCGCGACATTGCCGGTGATGCTGGGCGGCGGTTCGATAATCAGGGGCGGGTTGACCGGTTGCGCCGCGACATTGGCGTCCGGCGCGCCATTGCTTTTCGGCTGCGTCGGATATTGCGTCGCCGTCGCGACGCCCTGCGGAAATTCTTCCGCGGTGATCGTCAGGGCGCCCTCGGAATCTTCTTCAATGTCGGTGATGCGAACCACCGTCTTGTTGAGCCCGAGCGCGGGGTCGGTGAGCGTCACCAGATCCATCGGATCGAGCAGACAAAACTCCATGGAGAGCTTGAAGCTGTATGTGTTGCGAACGTAGAGGCCGCGCTGCAGGATCAATTGCGCGGCGGTTTGCGCCGCGAGCGGATCGCAGATTTCATGCGCCGCGATGGTCGAGCCGGTGCGACGGCCGAAACGATTGATGGCGCCCTGGTCGAAGACGACGATGGGACCGGTGTTGTACGAGTCCGACCGCGACTGGATCTCGATCGCCTGCTGATTGTACGCCGCATAGGGATCGGAGCGCGTGATCTTGATCGGATCCTCGCCCGGCGTGTCGAGGAAATCCTCGTCCGTCAAATCGTAGACGGGAACGAGATTCGGCGTCCAGGTCTTCTGCGCATCCGCCGAACCACCGGTGACGACGCCGTCGCCATAGGGAATGATTTTCAGCAGACCGCCAGACCAGACCGCCGTGGAATTGGTGATTTGCAGCCAGCGCGTCAGGATGGATGACGCGCTCTCCTGCATGTTGAGCACGGGACTGATCGCGAGGCCGTTGGTCCAGCAATAAGTTTGATAGGAACTGTCGCCGGAATTGGCGTAGAGCGCGGTCGCGTCGATCGAAGCAGCGGGAAAGCCGACGCCATATTGCGGGTTGGTCAGAAAATCGGAGATGACCAGAGCAGGGTCGGCGTCGACGCCGTTGACGCCGGTGCCATAGAGAACGCCCCGGACCTCGAAATTGCTGTCGCCCACGCTGGCGGAGGAGCCGAGATTGTAATTGGGGCTGGCGACATAGGCGACGCCCGGATAGGCCAGCGCCTGGCTGGGGAATGCCGATGCGAGATAGGACCAGACGTCTTGCGAAACGGCGCCGGAGAACAGGCTGAGTCCGAGGTCGATAAGCGTCGTCGTGGCGTTCGACGTTTGCCACACCTTGCCAATGCCGGCGATCGGGCCCTCGCAAACGCCCATCATGATGGCACACGAATAGTTGTAGCCGGTCGCCCCGCCGCCCTTGCCGCCCTTGCCGGAAGCATGTTGCTGAATGGCCTTGAAATTCTCGTACCAGAAGCAGTTCGGCGCGAGCACGTTGCAGCCGTAGACGATCGGAACCGGCACGCAGCTTGAGGTGGTCTGAACCTGCAGACCGGAATATTTGGTGATCTGGGTGTTGACGTTCCCAGCGCCGAGAAAACCCATGTCGCGCCCTCAGTTCGTTGTGGGCCAGATCGAAAAATAGACGAGCTTACGCCTGGGGTCGGTGAGCGCAGGATTTTGCGTCAATCGCTCCTCGATCACGCATCCCGCGTCATGAAAGGCGTGAATGATCGCCATCGGATCGGTTTGCGTGACGACGCCTCCATGGGAGTAGCTGCGTCCATAGCGGAAAAGAGCGATGTCGCCGGGACCGGGACGTTGGACCCGCGCGCAGCGCTCGCTGAAGAAACTCAGATATTTTTCATCGTCGCGATGAATCATCCAGTCTGGATCATAGGGACGCGGGTCGAACGGCGGCGTGAGGCCGAGATCGACGAAGACGCGCACGATCAACATGCCGCAATCCACGCCGACGCCGCGCAGGTCGGCGCCATGGCGATAGGGCGTAAGCATCCATTTGCGCGCTTCGGCGACGACCGCCTGGCGTTGCTCGCTTTCCGTCATGTGCTGGCTCCTACTTGCCGCCCTTGCCGCCGCGGGTGGTGACGGACGAGAGCGGACCGGTCATGATTTGCGGCGGGGGGACGAAGGGGAAACCGCGAAACCGGCTGAGATTATTGAAACGCGCCTGGCAGGTGGCCATGGTGCGGTCGCAGCCAAAGGTGGCGACGAAACTGTCGCCGGCCGCCGGCGGATAGGGCAAGGGATAGGACAGGACCAGCAGTCCGTCGCGCGCCGTCTTGATCGTCATGTTCGCGCCGGTGTTGGCGCCGGAGGTGAAAGCGATCGTTCCCTGCTGATGCGCCGCCGTCGCGGCGCTCCAGACGATGGCGTTCGCGGTGGAGCCGGACTCAACGGCGCCGACGCTCGAATAGGTTCCTGACGCCAGCCCGCATTGCGCGTCAAACAGCACATGCTGACAGTCCGCTTGATAGACGTTGCGCGGCATGTCGACGTCGAGCAGAACCAGATCCGATGCGACGGTGAGCTGCGCGCTGGAACGGCCAATCCAGTCGATCTGCGCAACGCGTCCCTTGAACAGGATCACCGAACCGATCGGCGTGTTCCAATCGCTGAAGAAGACTTTTTCGCGCTGGATTTCGGCGCCGTCGAGCAGGCCCTGCTGCATCGCCTGGAGGAAGGGAATGCCGCCAATTGTATCGGTGGCGCGCGCGAACAGCGTGACCTGCTGGCTGTCGACATTGACGCCGCAGCTCGCGCGGTATTTCAGCCCGGAGATCAGCACCGAATTGGCGAGATAGGTGAAGCCGTTGAGCGAGACGGGCGCGTCAAGATCGGTGTAGGTGAGGATCGTTCCGGTCGCGAGCCAGAGCGTGAAACATTCGGCGGTGAGCAGCGGCGCGTCCGAAGTCGGACGAAGGGCGTTCAGGGTGGAGATGAGTGCAGCGGAGGCGGATTTCATTCAGCGCACCTGACGGAATTTGAGCCCGCCGATTTTCCAGAGACCGGACAGGAAATTTTCGAACTCGGCCACATCGTCGAGGAAGCGGCATTGGTAAGCGTAGGTGAAGGTGGCGGAGATCGCGGCGCCGCCGGGCGGCGCCATGGCGAAGGTTATCGTGTTGGGCGCCGTCAACGTGTAGGCCGTCGTCGCAACGCCGCTGACGGAAACGTTGGATATGGCGGTGACGTAACTCACAGGCTCGTAATAGCCGCCGATGGCGCGGCCCAGCGTGAACGTGGTGGTGGCGCCGTCGCCGGTCGCGATGGTCTGCGCGGTCACGGCGTTGTCGGTCGGATCGACGTAGAGAAACGTGTTGAGCTGCCCGCCGCACGACATCCAGAACCCCATCAGGGTTTGCAACGATTGGGACTGGAGCGCCGCGTTGGCGCCGGAGGAATCCAGCGCGTCGAATGAGAGTTCGAATTGGTAGAGCGCGTGGGCGTAGAGCGGGACGCGCACTTCGCGTCCCGAGACGTGGGTGGAGACCCGCGTCGAGAAGGTCGGCGTTTTCTTGACGCCCCAACCCTGGCCGGGCAGCGTCGGAAATATGGGAAGTGTCACGTGCGCACCGTTTCCAGTCTGACGCGTCTGAGCGTCCAAAAGTCCGTCATGAACTCTTCGAGATCGACGCTGTCGTCGGCGAAGCGAACGAGATCGGCGGCAGTGAAATCCGCCGTCACCATCACGCCGGGCGCCGGCGCCGTGGTGAAAGTCACGGCCGTCGGCAGGATCGACAAAGCGTAGCCCGCCGGCGCCGCCACCCCGTCGAAGCGGATGGTCGGCACGCCGAGAAACGCCGGGGCGGTTTCGCTGAAACCGCCGATCCGCCGCGTCAGAGGGAAGCGTCGCGTCGTCCCGTCGCCTTGGCCGAGGATCGCGCCCCGAACGTCGCCCAGATTGTCGGGCGGCGCGAACAGGAACGGCTGCGCCTGTCCGGCATGGGCGGAGATGAAGGCGACGACCTGCTGGAGTTCGGCAAGGGCGGCGGCGCCGCGCAGGACATCGAAACTGATCTCGATATCGCGCGAAGGATTCAGGCGCCGAGCCGCGCGCAATTCGCGTCCCGACACGCGCGTCTGCACGCTTGTGAGGAAACGCGGCTGATACTTGACGCTCCAGCCCTGACCAGCCAGCGTCGGAAACGCGGCGAGATCGCCCGAAGCCGGCGGCGGATCCGGCGCGGCTGGCGCAACCGTGGGCCCCTTGCCGCCGATCCAGTTTCCATTCGCCCAGGCGCCGCCGTCGCCCCAGACATCGGAGGCGAGCGGGAACACCGGAAACGGGCGGGCGTCCCAGTTCCAGGCGCAGCAGAACGGCGTGTAAATCATGGGAACGCCCGAGGCCGACGTCTCATTGTTGGCGAGCCAGTAATCGTGGACCGCCTGCAGGGCGAGATCGGCCAGCGTGTCGTCGCGCTGCGGCGTCCAGCCCGCGCCGCGCGATCCTGTCCACAGCGACCAGAACGGCGTGGCGCTCTCGCTGGATTTGGGATCGTAGAACACGTTGGGCTGGTTGGTGCAGCGGTCGACCGTGGCGAAGCCATATTCGACGAAGGCGATGGACTTGGAGCGCGGCGTCCAGGCGGTGGCGGGGCCGCGGGGAATCCAGCCGGCGCCGTCGCCCGTGTCGTAGATCGCGCGATGGGCGTTGTTCCACCACCAGCGCAGGCCTTTGCGCATCAGCAATTTCTGGTTGGCGGCGAAGGGGCGGCGCGTCTGGGTGGCGCGATCGCCGAGCGGCAAGGTGCAGCGCTGGTCGGTTCCCAGCGGGTCGAGGCCGACGCCGCCACTATAACTGTTGGCGTAGTACCAGTTGAACCCCTCGCCGCCTTCGATATTGGCCTTGAGATAATCCGCATTGTGCAGCGAGGGCTCGCCGGAAAGGCCGAGGCCATTCATCGTTTCGGGCGTGGGCGGCCAGCTTTGCGGGCGCGGCGCGTTCCAATTATGGCAGTCGAGACCGCCGTCTCCGAGCGTCCAGTCGGACAATGGGAGGTAATTGTCGAACGCGACCAGGTCGATATTCGGCGAGGCGAACAGTTGATCGAGATGCGGCCATTGCCCTTGAGCGTCCGGGTGCTGCCAGCCGTTCCAGGTCGACCAGTCCGGCGAATAGGCGATCAGGTTTTTGTAACGGGTCAGATCGCGCGTGAAGCCCGCCGTGTCAAAAGTGGCGCGCACGTCGGCCGCGAGTTGCGTGAGGCCGGCGACGAAGGGATAGTCCCATTGCGCGCATCCGTTGGCGTCGGTCGTTCCGGCGCGCGTCCAGTTCGGTCCGCGCAGAATTTCGAGGCCGCGCAATTCCGAGCCGATCAGAAAGAGATCGACGCCGCCGGCGACCGCGCAAAGGTTGGCGTAGTGCAGGATGAATCGACGATAGGTGAAGTCGGTGGGCGCGCCGGAATAGGCGACGGTGAGATTGTCGGCGTCCGGCGTGAACTGCGACGGGCGCGCGGCGCCGAGGAACGTGGCGACGGCCTGCGTCGTGGCGGCGCTGAGGTCGGCGCTCAAACCGATCCGGCCGCGCCAGGGCTTGCCGGGGGCGTCCATCAGGATGAACGGATAGAAGATCACCCGCAGGCCTCTCGCGCGCAGGTCGCGGATGCAGCGCACAATGCTCTGGTCGGACGGCGTGCCGCCATAGGCGGCCGAACCGTTGCTGGTGGAGATCGGGATCAGGCCGGATGATTTTTGCGTGAGCCCGGAGACCTGCCAGTCGGCGCCGCTCCACGCGCCATCGGCGTAAGTTTTGAAGCCGCCGCCAATGAAATTGGTGGCCGGATAGATTTTGCACGCCGCGGCGTCGGTGGAATCGCCGAACCAGGCGCAGACCAGGGCGACCGTCCGGCACTCCGGATGCGCAGCCTGAAGCTGGTCGAGCGCAAAGGAATAGTCGGCCTTCGCGCCGCCGGGCGCGAGATAAGCATTGATGGGCGCGACGGTTGAGTCCGTCGACTTTCCGCCTTGGGCCGGCAGCGGATCGTAAGTGAACTCGCCGGTCGCAGGCAGCAGGCAAACGCCGAACAATTGGGCCATGGTCTCACCGCGCCAGGCGACGCAGGCCGAGGTGGTCGCCATTGCTGACCGCCTGGCTCATCGCCTTCATAATTTGCCGCGAATTGGCGCCGAGCCAGCTTTTCACCGAGGCGGCGTCCATGGCGGAGACGTTGAGATGGACATGGGTGTCGCCCGCGCTCTGCGCTTGCGATCCGCCATTGGCCTGTGAATTGAGCATGGAGCGGAAGGCCCCGGCTTCGGCGGCGGGCATGATCAGTTCGTTCTGATGCACCATCGCGAGTTGGTCCTGCGGAATCGACCAGGCGCCAATGTCAAAGGCGGCGACCGACAGCACCGCCCCCTGGGCGGCCGCCGCCGGCGCCGCGGCGGCGGGGCCCATGACCGGCGCGAGGAAGCCGAACACGCCGGCGAAGGTTTCCGACGCCGAGGCCGTGATGTTGCGCAAGATGGACGCGAAAACGGTCGCCTCGCCGGCGGCGGCTTCGCCAGCCGAAATGCCAGTGCGGGCGGCGGCGCCGGCCGAGGCGGCGGCGGTCTTCTGGCCTTCGCCGGCCAGCGACAGCGCCGCCATCGCCAACTGTTTCTTGGCCCAGTCGGCCACGACCTCCACGCCCATCCGGACGAATTGCGAGACCACCGCCTGCGTCAGCGAACGCATGGCCTGCTGGAGGTTCTTCGTGCCCATGATCATGCCGGTGAGCGACGACGAGAACGATGCGGACATGGCGTCGACCATGTGGTTCATCGGCGCGACCATTTGCTCGACCGACTGCAGCATGAGGCGCTGGCTGTCCGCGGCGTATTTCTGGTCCAGCAGCGTCATCCGTCCCAGCACCGCCTGGCGCTGGGACGGACGCAGGCCTTCGATCTGCGCCTCCTTCTGCAGCAGGGCGGATTCGGCCGCATATTCGGCGTCGAGCGCCGCCTTGGCGGCGACGACGCGCTCCTCCCCCGTCATGAGTTTCAGTCGGGTCAACTGGCCGTAGAGCGATTGCTTTTGCGCGAAAGCCATTTGCTCGGCGGCGATCTCGCCGTTGATCGCGACGAGATTTGTGCGCGCGACATCCTGCTGGGAGGCGCCGCAGGCGCGCGCGGCCTCGTCGATTTTCGACAGCGCCGCCGAAACGCGCGCGACGCCGTCGAGGAAGCCGGTCGTGTCGGCGCCGAAGGAAATCGATACGTTGTCCGCCATGCTGTTTCCATCTTTTTAAAAACGTCCGGAGGGAAACAGGGCGCGCAGGGCGCTCATCGAATCCGGCTCCTGTTGTTTCCGCGGGCGCCACACGCCCTGGCCCGCCGCCATGGCGGCCAGGAGCGCCGCCGGCGGCGGGTTGTCGCGCCAATAGGCGTGGCGGGCGAGGATGCGCTGAAACGTCAATTCGTTTTCCAGCGCATCCGTCCAGGCTTCACCGGACATCTGGCAATAATGGGCGACGATCCGGTCGAAATCCGGCGCGCCCTCGCCTACTCCCCCGGCGAAACCGCCTCGCTCGGCGCGAACAGGCCGGTCTGCCCGGCTATGATCGCGAGGGCGCCCGCCAGATCGGAAAATCCCGCTTCGAGATCGAGGAGATCGTCGCGCGTGAAATCTGGATAGGCGCGGGTGAGGCCGGCGTGGACCACGTCGATCATCAGGTCGAGATCGTCGGGTTCGAGCAGGGCGGCGCCGAGCGGGTCGCCGGCGCCGATGCGGCTCTGGATGGCGTTGAGGCGCGGCAGCAGCTTGAGCAGGCCGGGGACGACGGTCCGCGCCTGGCGCAGCGACAGCGCGGGGACGAAGAATTCGCGGCCGCCCAGCGCCGCCACCGGCGCCTTGGCGCAATCCACTTTCGGGTCCATTCGCATGTCAGATCGCCGTGTTGATTTCGCCAATATTGTTCGCCGCATTGGCGAAGGCTTCGAAGTCCAGTTCGGGGATATTGAAATCCTGGATCTTCGAAGACACCGTGAGTTTGTTCGAAACGCAATTGTAGAGGCGCAGCGACCATTGCGCGCCGGCGGCATTGGGGTTGGTCTGGTAGAAGTCGATCTGGAAGGTCGGCGCGACGCCCATCAGCTTGTTGCTCAGCACGGCGCGGGAGCCGCCGCCCGCGGCGGTCTGGGTGTAGCAATAGGAGACGAGAATGGCCTTGCCGGCGTCGCCGGAATTGAAGGTGTAGACGCCGGCCGACAGCGTGTACTGGCCGACGGAGGGCGCGGAAGCGACACGCGTCAGCGCAAGGCCGCTCGCCGCGTAGACCACGCCGAGATCGGCGTCGAACGCGGAGGCGTTGACGACCGCGTAGGCGTAAGGCGAGGAGGCGGCCACCGAGCCGGCTTCGTTATAGGCCCACAGCTTTTGTCCGCTCGCCAGCGACTGGCCGAAGAAACACGAGTTGTAGAGCGGTCCGTCGATATTGGCGAATTTGGCCTTGCCGGTGATCTTGCCCTCGCCGCGCGCCAGCGCGATCGGAAACTGGTACTGGCCGAAAAGCTGTTTCGACGAGAAGCTGAAGTCGAGCGAGATGTCCTGCAGCGCGCCGAACTGAACGGGCGTCGCATTGGCGCCAGACGGCGTGGCGATGAGAACCCCTGAACCGAAAGCGACGGAAGTTGTGTTCGGCATGGATCATGTCTCCTGGTGAATAGGCGGTGGATGCGCTCAGGGCGCGAGGATTTTCACGGGCACGAGCGCGAGGCCCTGGCCGTCGAGATCGCCGGGGTCCTTCACGATGCGGCCCTCGATGCGGCAGTGATAAACGAGGCCGCCGAGGGTCTGGCGGTCGGCGCCGGCCGGCGGCGCCAGAGCGGCGTTGAGCGCGTCGAGCGCGATGTTGAGATCGCGCGCGGGAACCGCGTCCGGGTCGCGGCCAGCGGCAATGTAGATGAAGAGATCGACGTTGAGCGTGGTCTTGCCGGGCAGGCTCTCCGAGGCGAAGGCGACGTTTTCCGCATGTTCGGCGACAAACAGCGCGGGCTGGTCCGCGCTCGCGACGTCGCTCCACAATCTGAGGCGCCGCGACAGCGTCGCCCATGTGTCGCAATCGTTGATCGGCGCGGCGAACTGGGCCTGCGCCAGTTGGGCGCAGAGCGCCTCCATGATGGCTTCTCGGGCGTTCATGGATTGTCCTTTGCGCGTTGCGCGGCCTCGGCCAGAGTTTGGCGGAGGGCCTGCTTGATCTCGGCGCTTTTCTCCGCGAGCGCGGAGCGCAGATAGGAGCGTTCGGGGATTTCCGAGCCGGGATGATGGACGCGGCGGGCGAAGGCTTGCTTGCCGCCGGCGATGAAGGCCAACACCGTCGCCTTGTCCGGGACGATTTCGTGCGCGGCGGTCTTGCCGCCATATTCCTGGATGGCGGCATAGGGCGCGCCGCCGTCGGCCACGACGGCGACGCCGAGCGACGCGCCCTGGTCTTGGTTGCGGAGCTGGATCGAATTGCGCAAGGCGCCGCTGCGCGCGTTGAGCACGGCGCCGCTCAGATTGACGTCGACGACCTGCGCGAGGAGGTCCTGCGCCAGCGCGTCGATCTTTTCCGCGAGGGCGGCGCGCAGGCCGTCGGGCAGCGCTGCGAGTTTCGCGGCGAGATCGGCGACGCCTTCAGGGCTGAATTGCAGCATGTCAGTTGCAGATGATGCGGCCGAAGCTGCGCAGGCTCTGCTGCACGTAATCCGGCATGGCGGTGATGCGGAAGGCGGCGGTTTCCTGGCCGCCCAGGCTCTTCGAGGCCATGCCGATGCGATCGCGGTAGCGATAGCGGTCGGCGGCCCATTCCAGCGCGCAGGAGGCGAGGTCGTGCGGGACATAGCCGTAGGTCAGCACCACCTGCGCGCCGGAATCGTCGGCGGAGAAAAGGTAATCTCCGAACCCATTCACGGCATATTGCCCCGCGGCCGGATTGGCGGCGACTTGCGTCAGCGCGACGCCATTGGCGTAGGCGACGCCGCAATCCTCCGCAAAGGGACCGTAGGGCTGCGCGGCGACGATCCGGGGCGTGGCGCCGGGAACGGCGCGCGCCTCGTTGCTGATCTGGTATCCCGCGCGATAGGCGACGACGACATTCTGCCAGCCGCGCGGAAACACGCCGTTGCGCAGCATGAGCATCTGCATGGCGCCGGGCGGCTCGTCGTCGCCGGGCTCCAGCAGCCAGCCGAAACCGCGACCGTCGGTCGAAGGCGGGATCGCCTGGCCGTCGATGGTCACAGAGGACACCGCAATCACGGGCCAGTTGCGCAACTGAATGCGATTGCGGCCGTTGCCATCGAACATGTCGGCGACGTCGCGCGGCAAGATGAAGGCGCGATTGAGCCAGGTGCAAATCGCCCGGCTGATCTGACTGATCATGCTGGACAACAGGATGTCGTCGGCGCTGGACTGCACGCCGAGGTGGGCCTTGAGCGCGCCCAGTGTGACGAGATCGCCTCGCGCCATGGTCAATCCGCTTTCCGTTTGTTCTTGGGTTTGGCGGGCGACGCAGGCGGGTCCGCGCGCCGCGGCGCGGGAACGCAACCGTGGGCGAGGAGGTCGCTGGCGAAAACTTCATCCGCTTCAAAAAAGCCCTGGGCGTCGGGAACGATGTTCTCGCCCGCGCAGGAGAGCGCGGCGACCCCGGGAGGAGCCTGAAATTTCATTGGGGGAGATCCTATGAATGGCGGCGGGGGCGAAGGGCGCCGCCCCGGCGAACCGGGACGGCGGCGGCGCGGACGATCAGCCGTTGCCGATATTGGTGATCACCGACATGGACGGCGGGAAATAGTGCTGCAGCACCTCGTCGGCATAGACGCCGTATTCGTAACGGCGCGAGCGCAGCGGCCATTCGATCTGGTAATAGTCCTGGCGGGTGCGCATCTGGATCACGTTGCCGACATTGGCCAGCGGATAGGGCAGCTGTCGCGTGAGGAACAGCATGGTGCCCGCGGGCATGTTGGGGTGGATTTTGATGTCCAGCGACTTGGCGCCGGCCATCGAATATTTGTTCTTGTAGGTGGTGGCCATCACGCCGCCGGCGAAGGCGTCGTTGCGCGCGTCGAACAGGAAGCGCTGCGCCGCATTGGAGCCGGCCGACAACACCTTCTTCGAGATGTTCATCGCCTCCTGCGAGGAGACCCAAACCTCATCCGGCGACAGACGATAATTGTCCCAGTTGGTCTTGAGCACATTCTCGATTTCGACAATGCCGCCGGCGCCGTCGGCGGTCAGCGGCGCCCCGGTTCCGGCGGTTCCGTTGGGCATGGTGACGACCAGCGAGCCGGAGCCGGGGGCGAAGGCCTGGGTGAGCAGGCCGTCGAAGGCCAGCGCATTGACCGACCAGTCGGCTAAGGGCAGCGAGGACGCCGTCTGTATTCCCGTCGCGGCGGCCGTGATGACCACCGAATTGATGGTGGTGACGGCGCCCAGCACCTCGGAGCCCACCACGCCCCAGAACCAGGCGTAGCCGGCGGCGCCGGGCTTGACGGCGACGGAGGCGCTGACCGAACCGGTGGAGCCGGAGACGCTGACGGTGGCGTTGGCGGATTTCTGCGCCGCGCCGCCGCCGAACGTGTCGGAGGTGCCGTCGGCGTTGGTGCGGGTGATTGCGGCCTGGATGCCGGCGCTCACCGAGGCGTTGATCAGGCCTTCGTGAGTCAGCGCGACGCAGATCACCGACAGGGTTCCCGAGGCGAGGGAGCCGCCGCTGGTCGAGGCGGCCAAGGTGGGCGCGCCCGTGGTTCCCAGGGCGAGCGAGCCGTTGCCGCCGAGGATCATCGCCTCTTCGCCGATCATCAACGCTTCGAGACCGGTCTGGGCCGCGAGGGCGCGCAGATCGTCAAAGCCCTGGCCGGAATATTGCGCCTCGAAATCCACGCTGGTTTCGATGCCCAGACCCTTGTAGTTGGCGACATAATCCTTGGTGGTCATGGCCGCGACGCCGCCGCGGTTGCCGCCGGAGACGCCGATGCGCAAGCCGGCCGAATTGATGGCCGTGATGGCGCGCCAGGCGGCCTGGACGCCGCCCTTGCCGGAGACGCGCGGGATCGAATTGCGCAGCGGCGTCAGCACCGGGAACAGCAGCTTGGCGCCGGCTTCCAGATCGTAATAGGTGAGGCCGGAGGTGGCCGAAGCGCCTTCCGCGAAGGTGGATTTCTCCAGGCTGGCGAAGCGCGGGTCGGTCAGCGGGGTCATCTGCGACTTGCGGATGGCGTCCTTCAGTTCCAGCGCGTTCTGAATTGCAGTCATGGCTTGCTTTCTCTGTTGCAAAGGGTTTGACGATCAGCCGAAGCGCTTCGGCTGGGACTGGGCGGCCTTGATGAGCACGAGCGAGGCCTTTTCCGGCGACAGCCGCGCCAGCTCGGCGGCGAGGGCGTCGACGCCGCTTTCCGCCGATTTGGACACGGCGGCGGCGCCCGGCGGCATGGGCGGCGGGACGGGGGTGCGCTCCAGCGCCTCGATGCGCTCGGTCATCCGCGCCAACTGGGGCCGCAATTCCGCCGTCAGCTTGCGCAGCGCGTCGGTTTCCGTGGCGAGCTTCTCGACACGGGGATCGGCGGCGAATTTTTGCGCGCGGGGCTGGAGGACGGCGAGGACTTCGGTCTTCAGGCGCGACAGCAGGCTTGAGAGCCCCGCCTCGTGGATCGGATCGGCGTTGAGATCGTGTTCGAGCGCGTCGAAGAAATCGCCGATCAGGTCGGCGGCGGGCGCGCCGTTGGCGATATTGCCCTGCAGCCAGTCGCGCACGGCCGACGGGGGTTTGTGCGCGAAGGCGCGGGTTTCCGTGATCCCGTCGGCCTTGACCAGCTCGAAACTGGCTTCGGGCAAGCAGGGCAGATCGACCAGCGAGATTTCGCTGGGTCTCGCCGTGTAGCGGACGAGATCGGGGTTTTCGGGGTCGGGCCAGCGTTTCAGATAGGCGCCGCCCTGGGAGAAGCCAGTGTAGACCCCCTCCTCCACCTTGCGCCATTCGTCGTCGTCGATGATCTTCGCGGCGATCTCGATGCGCTTTTCGGCGTCGTTGAAGCGTATCGAGGCGATCTTGCCGGCGGCCACCGCGCCGTGCATGGCCCTGACATTGCCGAGGCTCTTGCCGCCGGTCGCCTTGGCGAAATTTTTCGACCAAGCCTGATATTGCGGCTTGGTGCTGGCGTAATCGCAGATTTCGCCGGCCCGGTCGGGCGCTTCCGCCGTCGCATAGCCGTAGACCAGGCGCTGGGCGGCGTCGGCCTTGCGCAAGGGGATGAACATTTGCAATCGATCCGTCACGCGAACGCGCTCCTTTGCTTCGCCGCCCTTTGACGGGGGCGGCCAATTTTCCTATTGGGTGGTGTCGCCGTGTTTCAGGCGGCTTTGGGAAGACGAAGATGCAGTTCTGGAGCGAGAAGGCTCAGGGGTTGAGCCCGTACACCCCCGGCGAACAGCCGCGCATCGAGGGGCTGGTGAAGCTCAACACCAATGAATCGCCGCTGGCGCCCTCGCCACGCGCGATTGAGGCCATGCGCGAGGCGGCGGCCGAGTCGCTGCGGCTTTATCCCGATCCCGAGTCGCTGGCGCTGCGGACTGTGCTCGCGCGCTATCACGGCGTGGCGCCGTCGAATATTTTCGTCGGCAACAGTTCCGACGAGGTTCTGGCGCATGTGTTCGTGGCGCTGCTGAAGCAGGACCGGCCCCTGCTCGCGCCCGACGTGACGTACTCGTTCTATCCGGTGTGGGCGAAGCTTTATGACATCGCCTATGAGACGGCGGCGCTCGACGAGGGCATGCGGATTCGCGTCGAGGATTTCTGCCGCAATTCCGCCGGCGCCATCGTGTTCGCCAATCCCAATGCGCCGACCGGCGTCGCTCTGCCGCGTGACGAGGTGGCGCGGATGGTTTCAGCCAATCCGTCGATCCCCGTGGTGGTGGACGAGGCTTATGTCGATTTCGGCGGCGAGACGGCGATTCCGCTGATCGAAAAATTTCCCAATCTGCTGGTGGTCAGGACGTTTTCAAAATCGCGGGCCTTGGCCGGGTTGCGGGTCGGCTATGCGGTCGGCGACGCCGGGCTGATCGAGGCGCTGTCGCGGGTGAAGAATTGCTTCAATTCCTATCCGGTCGGGCGCATCGCCCAGGCCGGAGCCATCGCATCGGTCGAGGACGAAGACTATTTTCAGGCCGGCTTGGCGACGATTGTCGCGGAGCGCGGGCGGATGACTTCGGCGCTTGAGGGCTTGGGGTTCGAGGTGTTGCCGTCGAGCGCCAATTTCGTGTTCGCGCGGCATGGGTCTGTTGGCGGCGCGGCGCTGGCGCAGGCTTTGCGCGAGCGGGCGGTGCTGGTGCGGCATTTCAATGCGCCGCGCATCGCAGATTATCTGCGCATCACCGTCGGGACGGCGGAGCAGACGGATCGGTTGATCGGGGCGCTGGGCGAGATTTTAGGCTGATCCGATCAGCGCTTTCTTCGCGCGCCTAGAAACGTCTTGGCCGAATTTCCGTCTTCGGGATCGCGGGTCGTGTAGTTTTCCAACAGGATTTGCACGCCGGCTTTGCTGGCCCTCGCGGTGAGGTCACTTGGAAGTTCCGGCGTAGCGATTTCATTGTCGCCGATGATGGCGATCCACAGGACAGCTTCGATTCACAGATGCTGAAGTGTCGCCGTTATAAGCGTTTTCAATTTGGCGACGGCTTCGGGAAATGAGCTGCTCGCTTTCGCAGCGTTATTGGGATCCATTCTCGGATAAAGCTCTCGCGCTTCATCCTCTGAAAATCATCGCGATTTTTCGTGACGTTCGCGCCACCTTTGAGAATACGCTTCAATCACCGCATCCGGCGATCCTGAAGTCGATAGGGAATGAACGCTACCGTCAAATTCAACGGCTAGCGGGCCCAATCCTGGAATCTGGTAACGAAAATCTCCTGTCTCAACGTATTTCCGAGAGGCGCCGAAGAAAATCCACCCGAATGGATATTCGCGCTCTTTTCCCGGAATCAAGAGAATATCTGCGTTCTCACCCGCTCTCGTAAGATATTCCAGCGCCAGCAGACGCGCCTGATTTATCGTGATTTTTTCCATCGCGAAACTCCGACTGTGGCATGCGAGAAAAAAAAGGCATGCGATGGATACAAATGCGTGCTTTTTGCGCATCATTTCCGGTCACTTTTGGGAAGCAAGCCAATGCCAATTACGCTCTTACCATCGGAATTGTATCGAGCATTGGCTGCTTTGGCACTATAAATGACGCCAGCCTTCTATCCGTTTCCCCAATCTTGAGCTTCAACAATACCGACTTTGCCACGGTCATTGCCGATGACGACGACGTGGGCGCCGGCGCCATCGGGGTATCGGATGCCTACGATAGCCAGCGCACCGTCACCAGCCTGCTTAACCTGACTGTATGCATCATCGATCTTTTGGCCCCATGTTATCTTCATGTTGAACCGACTTTCAATTTCGTCCCAAGCGCCCTCTCGTCCTGACTGGGCGACCGCGCTGCGATCTGTCCCTCTTAGCCGCGCGGCCACTGCATCAATTACGAACCCGCAATTTTGCTGATCGTTTTTGGGGTTCACATGGGTTGCCGCGTTTTCCAGATGTGCTCCGGGTCTATTTGTCGAATTATCCGATTGTGGAGAGCGATTTGGTGCGCTCTTGCCCTTTCCTGGCTTCGCATTGGGCGTTTCTCCGAAGTTTCCACCATTCGACCATCTGCCGCGATCATCCCGAGGTTGATCGTCGCTATATTTGTCGAGCGCGCCGGCGAAAACCTCTTGCGTGAAAACTTTTTTTTCGTCGTTCGCAGACCGATTCTGCTGCAATTTGGCGACTCCCTGCCCCGTCGTGATCGCCAGCACGTCGGCCATGGGATCGTCCGGCAAAATTTCGCCCATGATCTGAGCGGCGCGGCGACGGGTCATCATGCCGGCGTTGACCAGAGCCACCAGGTTTTCGCGTTGGACTGTGGGATCGACCACGGTTTCGTTGCGCCAGGCGAATTCAAGGTTTGGCGCGCCAAGCTGGATGAGGATGGCGTCGCAGAGGCGCTTGATCCAGGCGAGGATGGGTTGCAGGCCCTCCTCATTGGACATCTGGCTTTGCGTCTCGCTGGTCGAGCGGTTCATCTGGTTGATGAACGGCTGCGGCGACACCGAGAAGGCGAAGCAGACGACGCGGGCGATCCATTCGTCAAACGCGCTTTTCAGCTCCGGCTCTTTGGTCTGGATGAAGGTTTTCGCGACGCCGCCAGGGACGAATTTGGCGCGGCGGCGCCTCGCGAGATCGCCGTCGAAATAGAGGTCCCAATAGTCCTGAAAGTTCTTGATCTGGTCGGGGGTCCAACTGTCGGGCACACCGATCAAGCTCTCTGGAATGTTGCCCTCGGTGTAGTAGTTGAGCTGGTGCAACTGGCGCTTCAGGCCGATGTTGACCGTGGCGACGATCTGCTCGACCGGGGAAAAGCCGTAGGCGCGATGACTGCGCAGGTTGCGCGGGCGATAGATGATGTCGCGCGTGGTGTAGTCGACCGCCGGCAGGCCTTTCAAAATTTGCTGGTAGGCGACGGGATAGACTTTTTGGCCGTCCTGCATGAACGGGCGCGGGGTGCGGCCCCAGAAATCCAGCACCGGTTTGATCGTGGCGCCGTCGAGCGGATGCAGGGCGAGGAGATTGCCGGCGCGGTCGCGCTCGCACCAGAGGGCCGGCGCGTCGATGACGAACAGGTCTTCTAGGATCATGCGCAGCCAGGCGCTCCAGTCGTGGACGCCATCCGGGCTTTCGAAAAAAGTTTCCGCGCGGGCGATGTTTTCCGCGTCGGCGTCGCGGCCGGGTTTGGCGCGCAACGTCCAGGTCATGCGCTCGACCTGATCCTTGCGCGTCTCGATGACAAGGCGCAGCAGGTCGTAGGCGTCGGCGAGTGCGCGGAGGTCGGCGAAGGAAATGGATTCGTAGCCGCGGGCGCGGGTGACGAGATTGTAGCCGGCCGGGAAATCCCATTGGCGGCCCGCGACGTCCTCGGGGGCGCCGGGGGCGATGGGGGCGGAGGGGCCGAACCAGTCGTCGGGCGCTTGCGCGCTCGCGCTGGAGCGGGCGGAAAATTCCGCAGGCGAAAGGGACCAGCGTGGCAAGCCCGCGCCGCGTTCAGTCATGTCAGTCTCCAGGTGGTTTGGTTTGGCGGGCGCGTTCGGCGCGAGGCGATCAGAGTCGCAAGTCATTGCGAGCGCGGGGATGTGCGCTTGCGGAAAATTTGGCCTGGGCGGGGAGTGTCAGGTCCGACGTGAAGACATGGGAAGATTGGTTATTCGCGGTTTCCGACATAGGGCGAGGGCAAGGCGAACCAGAGACCGCCCGGATCGCAATCCGGCGATCCCGCCGCGAGCCATTCCTTCATGACGGCGTCGCGGGTTTCTTCGTTGCTCTCGCCGTATTGCGGTTGATAGAGCCAGTCGTATTGCGTACCGCCGCCGCCGACGACGGGTTTGGCGCCATGCGCCAACAACTCGGCAACACATCGGCTGACGAATTCGGTGAGATCGTCACCGGCCAATTCAAACCGACGTCGACCCGCAGGGGCAATTTGCCACAAGCCAACCGCGTCGATGGGCAGTTCGCAGGGAACAGCCTGGATGTATTCCATGACTGTTCCTCCATATTTACGATCCCTCTCCTGCAAGTTCAAACTCATCGTTGATGCACCTTGGATCCGGATTTTAAATTGTCGCTCTGAATAACGTCGATTGTTGGTCGATGCCTTTTGCTCGTCCGAATACCAAAAATCGTTCCGCCATTCCTACGAAACCAAACACGATTGTAGCCTCATGGCGACATAAATGAATTATACCCATTTATAAATTTAATATTGCCGTATAATTTTAAATAAATTAAGAGAGATATTTTAACCGGCGCGACCTTCAATTATAAATTTTTTCCCTTGCGCAAAAATATTATCGCCGCTTTGCATTTCTATTTTTAACAACTCGAATCCATCCTGCGGCTCGACTGCACATTTATTAACCGATACACTTCGACCCCAAGGAAAACAACGACTACAATACAACGAAGAAATACCGCACCCAACGATGAGAACTTTACGACTATCTTCGCTGACTGTTAAATTTGCTGTTAGCTGACCTATATTCCACTCCAATTCTATTTTATTCAAAGTCGCATCGTGTAGCGAAATTATAACACTCATGGGCTCAATCCCCACCAATTGGTAAATGTGCCCTCGGCGATTCGGGAAGGCCACCGCGCCGATTGTGATGAAACACCCTGTGGCGAAGTCACGCGGATGCAGATTTTGGTCGGACTCCGACATTCATTCGCACGAGGTCTCGCGTCTCAGCAACTTAATGACGCCGGAGGGGGCATTCGTCAAAATTCTTGGAAGATCAGAAAACCTATTACTGCTTTTAACATACATTATTATATTTACATATGGATATGCCTCTTCGAGAGGCTCATCGTCATATGGATCAAGATTGATAACAATTTTTAAACTCTCCTCGCGCATTCCTTCATAATATAAATACGTTCCACCACGGTAAAAACTACTAAACCTCTCCTCTAATACGACTGAAAGCAAGCTTTCAATCAATTTTTTTGCTTCAAGAATGGAATGAGTTTCCACTCCGTAGAGTTCAACCGTCGACACTGTCCGACACCTCATCGCGGTACGACGATACTCGGCGCGCGAGATATGGCCGTAGATGTTGAATTATATATCATAAAGTTTACAGGTCTGCCCGCCTGCTGGCTCAATTGCATCGATACGTTCGATAACCCAAGTTTTTCAAGCGCAGCCTCGTCCAAAGGTCCCGTGCGAGTGCCTGCGGAACGCAAGGCGATTCCGGCGTCTTGGGCCACCTGAAACAACTTGTCGCCTGCCAGGGCAATGTCAAAATCGCTGAGCCGCCCCGCATCGAATGCCGCGCCAGCACGGTAACTCATTCCTGTGACGGCGCTGCCCTGCATAATGCCTTGAGCATCAGCATATCCAGCTTCAGTCAACGCATCGTGAAGCGCGGAGCCGAACTGAGAGAACTCCCGCGCATTTGCAAATCCGTATGGAACGGCGGCCTCTGCCGCCGCAGGCGCCAGTAACGCCTCGCCTCCAAGCAAAGCCGCCGCGCCAGCCGCCCCAACGACAATCGGGCTGGTCACGATGGCGCGCCAGCGCGGGCGCGTTCCAACTTGTTCCCCCGTGTCCTGATCGTATTCAGGCACTGGCGCTTGCAGCCACTCACTAGCCGCATCGACCGCCGCCGACCACGGACCACGATGATCCGGTTTATTCGCGTTCTCGCTTCCGTTTTGGTCGGCGCTTGCGCCCGTCGTGGCGAATCGGCCCTTCGGATCGCGCGGATGCAAGCTTTCATCCCAGTCGGCTTTGAATAGCGGGACGTTGGCGCCTTCGATCCCCGCCTCTTGCAGGATAAGCCAAAGCGAAACGCCCTTTGCGAGAAAGGTCGCGCCGATTTTCAGCATTTCGGCGTCGCGCGGGCCGCGCAAGGGCGGCAGGCCGAGTTGGGCCAGACGGATGGCGGCGCCGCCCCCCTCATCCGTCTCGCGCCTGTCGGCGCGAGCCACCTTCTCCCGCAAGGGGAGAAGGATCCGGCGGCAAATTTCGTGACGAACGCAATTCATTCCTGGCGGCGATCCGCCTTCGCCATCGTGCGATAAAATTCGAACACGCCGCCGCCGCTGTCCTGGCTCAGCGCCAGAGCCGTCACCGCCCACACCAGCGCGTCGACGCGGTCGGGGGAATAGCCGTTGCGGGCGCGATCAAAGTCGGGGGTCATGGCGCACATCTGGTCTTCGAGCTTGGCGAAGACGCCGCAATGTTTGACGCGCCCCTGTTCGTAGAGCGCGGCGACAGGTTCGGCGCGGGCGAATTTTCCGCGTGAGGCGCGCACGCCGCGAAACGGAATGTTGGCGTCGATCTGGCGCAGCAGCGTTTCGATCATGTCGCCGCCATTGTTGACCTCGGCGACGATGCAATCGGCTTCGAACTGCTTGTAGGCCTCGACGGCGCGTTGCGCCCAGGCCAGCGGGGTTTCGCCCTGACGGGAAAGATCGGCGAGAATGTGCGCGCAGCGGGCCTCGTCGAGACCCGCTGCGATCATCCCGCATTCGTCGGCGTTCTCCCCGGAGGTGGCGGGCGGATCGAGCGCGATGACGATGCGGGCGAGCTTGGGATGCGCGGCGCCGGTTTGCGCCTGTTCGAGCTGGGCGCGGGTCCAGAGCGCGCCGGGGACGTCCATGAGCATTTCGGCATGGAGTTCCTGGCGGCCAAGGCGCGTGCCCTCATATTTGCGCACCACGCGATTGAGGAAATTTTCGGCGAGATTGCCGATGTTTTCGAAAGTGGAATGGCGAGTCGAGTGCGTGAGCGGATCGGCGAGCAGATCGCGCATCAGTTTGGTCGGGCGCGGCGTCGTCGTGATGATCGCCTGCGGCTGCTTGCCGAGACGCAGACCGAACACCGCCTGATCCCAGGTTTCGGGATAGCGCCAGGCGGCGATTTCGTCGCACCAGAGTTTTTCGTGTTGCTTGCCGCGCAGGCGCTCGGGTTCTTCCGCCGAGAACAGAAGACTTTTGGCGCCGTTGGGCCATTCCAGCCTCCGCCTGTGCGCGACGTAGCGAGGGCGTTCGTCACGTGGGCAGGCCGCCAACACGCCGGATTCGCCTTCTACCATTACGTCGCGCACATCATCGGCGGTCGCGCCGATCAAGTTGACCAGAGCAAACTCGCGCGCCCATTGGCGCACGGTTTCCGCTCCGGTCCTCGTCTTGCCCCAGCCGCGACCGGCGAGAGGAAGCCAATAAACCCAATCCCCCGGCGGGATGAGCTGGTCGGGACGCGCCCAGAAGGGCCACAGCGTCTTCAGCGATTCCAGCTCATCCGCATCGAGACGGGAGAAAAAGCTGGCGCGCTCGCGGGGAGACAAGCGCGCCAGCTCGCGCGCATGCGTTGAGAGGAGACGCATGGCGGCGACTTATGAATTCGCATCGGACTTCGGCTGCTGGCCGCGCGCGAGCTGCTCCAGCTTCTTGATGAGCGAGTCGCGGGCCTCGTCGAGCGAGGCGCCGGTTTCCGCGGCGGCGTCGAGGCCAAGCAGCTTGGCGCGGCGATCCATGATCGCCAGCACGCGCTGGGCCGCCGCCGCGTCGCCGTTCATCGCATTCTTGTAATGGGCCGCCTGCAACTGATCCAGGCGCATCAGTTCGAGCTGGCGCAGGTCGCGGGCCGGCTGATTGGGCGCCGAGCGCAGCGCCTTGCCGACAATCGCGTAAATGCGGCTGACGGAGACGCGCTTGAAACCCGCTTCGGGGAGCTTGCGCGCGATTTCCGGAAAGGTCAGGCCGTGGAGCCGCATGTTGAGAATGGCGAGGTCGCGGTTGACGCGATCGATGGGCTTTTGCTCGGCCGACGCCGCTTGTTTGGCGTTGGAGCGGGCTGCGATCGTTTTCTTGAGGGGTTTGCGCGGAGCCGACGCCATTTGTCATCCTTTGGCCGCCCGGCCGGGTGGCCTGGGCAACGAAAAACCCGGGGGCTTCGGCTTGGGGCCGAAGCGCCGCCGGGCGCAAATCTTCAACGTGGATATTTGTATCGGAAGTCGGTCGACCGGTCAATGGGCAAAATGGGATTTTTGCGTTTTTTTGGGATATTGCCCATTTTCGTTGGGACGCAGGCGATTGACCCTCACCCCGCCCTCGCCCGCATAGCCCGTCGCGCCACGGGCGTCTTCCGCTAGGAGAGCGAAAGCGAGTGGCGCAAGTCTCTCAGTTGACGGTGAAGCGGCCGGCGAAGCGGCCGACGATCTGGATTTCGTCGGCTCCGGCCTCATAGGGCGCATAGGAGGAATTGACCGAGATGATGCGCACGCGCATCGGATCGGAGCCCATGACGATCTGCAGGCGCTTGATCACCAGGCCATAGCCGTCCCAGAGCGCGAAAATGCCTTCCGGACTCGGGATGGTGTAGCGCAGGTCTATGAAGACGCGGTCGCCCTCGGAAAGGCGCGGCTCCATGGAATCGCCGATCACCTCGAACACCCGGATATGGCGCGGGTTGGCGTGCAGAACGCCCTGCATGATCGCGTCCGGCAGGGTCCATTCGGCGGCGATGGCGTGGGCCGCGTAGGAATTGCCGAATTCGTCATGGACGAACGCCTCCACCGGCACGCCGCCCCCGCCCGCGCCGGCGCGGACATCGACTTCGAAAATGGTCGAGACGCCCGCCTCCTTGTTGTCGACGATGCGGCGGTCGACATTGGTGTCGAAGCGGCGGGTGGTCGGCGGTTCGGAGGGCGCGTTCTCCCGGCCGGCTATCAGCCAGTCCAGCGAGCGTCCCAGGGCGAGAGCCAGTTTGTTGAGGGCCGGCAGCGAACCGCCGCGCCCACGCTTGAGCGCGTCGCGCACATAGGTTTCGCCGAGGCCGGCGCGCACGGACAGGGCCTTCATGTCGAGGCCCTGCCGCGCCATCTCGGCTTCGAGGCGGCTTTTCCACTGGTCGTCCATGATGGGAATATTCCCATATTTACGTTAAGGCGTCGAGTGGGCAATTTCCCATTGACGACGCAACTTCGTTCTTATTATGTTCTACCCGCCGTTGCAAGGCGATTTCCCCCCAACCAGAGCTTCCCTATGACGAATATCGTGCCATTCAGCTCCTTTACGCCCTTTTCCACCACAACCATTGTCGTCCCGCGCGCCGGCGCCCGTCCCCTCACGGTCGAAAAGGCCAGGCCGCGCGCCGCCGCGCCCAAGACCGGGCGCTTCGGTCTCGCCGCCGAGCCGAGGCCGATCGCGCGGAAAATCGAGGTCAAGGCGCCGCCGCCGCCGCCCGCCGCCCAGCTCTATGTCCATAACGGCCAGAACTACGTGCGGTCCGACGTGTTCGAGCAATGGCTCGACGAGGCGGCGCGGCGGGTGATCGCGCAAAAGCCGGGGCGGATGTCCGGCGGCTACGCGATGGAGATCGTCGCCCCGCGCACCGCGCGCACCCGCCATTTCGGCGTGATGGAGCGGCCGCTGATCGAACTGCTGTCGCGCTGCCGGGTCATCACCTACGGCCAGTCGCCGGATCGGTTTTCGGTTTCCTATGGCGGGCTTGGCCGCGAGCTGACCCTGACCGTCACCGAATTCGTCGCGCCCTGA